GCCATTATCCTCTCACCACTCTAAGTTGAAAACTACCAGCACCACCCAACATATAAGCTCCAAGATAACTTTGTAACCAAGGATAAACGTCCAAGATATTATTTACAGAACCAGTACCCTGACTATCAGTATTATATTTAACCTGTATATCTCCTAATTTAACTTCACTGAAGTTTCCATCTTTACCAGTAGTACCAGTGATCGCATCAGTATCATTTGCTAAAGCTCTAGCCAATTCAAATTGTGCATATTTAATATTATTAGGAATAGCAGTACAAGCCAACTCAACTCCATCAACCTGATAATTATTT